CACTGACGCTCGAGAGGTTCGACACGTCGATGTTCGCGATCCGCACGATGTAACGGTAGTCCTTGACCGCGATCCCGGCCTTCCACATCCAGTGGTCCCGATACGCGCGCATCAACGCCCCCGTGACCCCGTTCGCGTTCTCCACCGTCTCGATCCCGAGGTCTTCGTGCGACAGGCCCGCGGTCGAGCCCTTCGGATAGATCCCGGTCACCGTCTCTTCGGACCACGCGATCAACCACATCGAGGTGTTGTCGGTCGAGCCCGTGCCGCCGGCCTTGATGATGTTGTCCCCGTTGCCGGCGGTGGTGTCCGAGTAGCGCACCGCCAAGCCAATGAATTCCTCGGGCGCTGACGCGGTGCCGTAGATCACCGTCGCCTGCATTTCTTGGTTCATGGCCTCGAGAAACGCGCGCGCTTCCGAGAGGCGCAGCGCGCCCGGGTTGCCGCCCAACTGTGCCAGCGCCACGTCCACCTGGCTGTAGGCCTCGAGCATCCCCGTTTGCTCGGTGATCTGGCCCGTCCGAGACTTGCTCGGCAGCACGCCCTGGTTGATCAGGCGCCAGTAGACGGTCGGCAGCGCCGTGCGGATCGTCGTGAGCTCGCCCGTGGTCAGGTTGCCTTCCTTCCACGTCATGTCGGCGAGCATCTCATTCGTTTGCGACAGCAGTTCGGCAATGTCCGCGATCTGCCCGTTCGGGTCGAGGCGCTTGGCCTGGTCCACCAGCGTCAGGTTCGTGGTGGCCAGCACGGTCACCCCGACCACGGCCAGGCCGAGCAGGTGGAGCCAGGCCGGGCCGGTCGAGCTCGTGGCACTCGAGGCCGCGAGAGCGGGCGCGACGGCTGCCAGCAGCAGCACGCACGCCAGAGTAAAGCGTCGGATCATGGGAGCATCCTTTGGATGCGAGGCGTTCGCAGGGGTGCTGTTCACTCCGGGGTCGTCGGGAACAGCTTGGCGATGGTGCTCTTCGCTTCGGGCGCCGAGCCTCCAACCGTAAAGCCGCCGCGGCCGTCTTCGCCCATCGCGCGCCCGATGCGCGCCATGAACAAGGCCAGCGGCGTGTAGTTCGCCAGCGCCAGGCGGGCCACGTCCTGATCGAACCGCTGCCGCTCCGGGCTGTCCGGCGGCAGGGCGAAGTCGAGCGCGCGCTTCATGTCCCGCTGCGCAGCGTCCCGCTGGCCCCCGCCCAGTTCGGCGTGGCTGTTCAATTCGGCCGTCAGCGCCTCGTGCGTGGCCTTGCGGTCCAAGATGATGTTCCCGACCTCGCCGTCGAGGTCCTCCTGGGTCCATCCGCTGGCCGTGGCCACTTGCGCGAGACGCGCCTGGTCTTGTGCCCCGATGTAGACCTTGGCCTCGTCGGGGATGGCAAACGTGTAGGTGGCAGGCACCGCCGCAGCCGGCGCCGGAGCGGCGGGCGCAGTCGGGGCCGGGGCCGCCGCCGCCGGCACGGCCGGCGCGACTGGTGCGACCGGCGCGGCCTCCGGGGCCGGCGTCGACGCAGGAGCAGCCACGGGGGCAGGCGCAGCAGGGGCAGTCGTCTCAGGTGTCATAGATCACTCGTGCTCGTGGGTCGGGGTCCGCATCGAGTCGGCCTCGACCAGTAGTTGCCGCATCTTGGTCCGGGCCTCGGCGCGCAGTTGCATCACCGCGTTCTCGTCCACGTCGTCGATCGCGCCCCAGAGGTAGCGCCCGACCGACTGCCGCCCGGTGCGGCAGGCCAATTCCATCGGGTCAGGGATATACACGTCGCTGAACACACCGCTCTGGTCGAGAATGCGGAACAGCACCCGCCGCACCTCGGCGATCTTCAGCGCCACCACCAGGTCGTTCCGCTCGAGGCGCTGCCGCAATTCCTCCATGCGCGCGCCGGCGGCCACGTCCTGCGGGTCCGCGGCATTGAACGACGGCAGGTCCGGGCGCGGCACCTACATCACTCCGTTGAGGATCGCGTCGAGTGGCGAGCCTTCGGCCATCGGCTGGGCCGTGGTGGCCTGCACGGCGCTGGCCGCGTCCTTCATGGCCGCCGCCCCCTGCATCGCCTGCTGGCCCTGGTTCGCCTGCTGCTCGCGCGCGGCGGCCTCTTCGTCCGTATTCAACGTGCGCGGGTCGGTGCCGAGCGCTTCCTGATAGTTCTCGAGAATCTGGTTGAAGTTCACCTTGTGCAGCACCGCCGGCACGACCGGCGCCATCGCCAGCACCGTCTGCGTGAACCGGTCCAGGCTCGAGACGCCGACCAGTTTCTGCGCCTGCGCCAGGATCGACACGTATTCGACGCGCAGCTTCACGTCCTCAATGTCCGGCGGGGCCTCCGGTAGGAGCCCGGCGCGGCCCATCATCCCGAACAGCCGGTCGATCATCGGGTTGAGGAGCTCGTCGTTGGTGCGCTCGAGCACCGGGCCCAGCGCGATCAGCTTTTCTTCGTGCCGCTCTTCCACCTCGCGGGCCGTGATCGGCTGCCCCATGCGCTCCGACTGCGCCAGCATCAGGAACAGGTCTTCGAAAAACCCGCGGCGGATCAGGTAGCGCGTCTCTTCCGCGTCCTGCGTCAGGTGCTGGTAGCCCTCGAGGCGCGGCTCGTGGACCGGCATGAAACTCTTGTTGGCGTCGAGCCCATCGACATACGTGATATCGCCGGCCAGCAGGCTGACCTTCTGCGTCCGCAACGAGCTCGGGCCTTTCATCGGCGGGTCGACCGCTTTCTCGACCAGCTGGCCCTTGCGGATCATCATCGTTTGCAGCTGCTTCACGTCCCCCAGGACCGTCTGCCCCGGGCTGTCGGTGGCGTAACTGTCCTCCCCCGTGATCTCCCAGCGCGGGCAGAAGATCGGAAACTCGTGAAACCCGCTTTCGCGCAGGAACTGCACGTCCGGGCGCTCGAGCCCCACCACCCAGTAGCACGAGCTCCACGGCAGGTTCCCGGCCCACGGGCGCGTCCCATCCGCGTGGTCGTTCGGCTTGATCAGGTGGCAGATGTCGAACGTGGTTTCATACTCCGACCGGTCCCAGGCCGTCTGCACCTCGCGCGGCAGCCGACTCCGGTCCAGGCCGCGGGCACCGGTGGCCGCGAAGATCTCGACGATCTGCCGCACGCTCAGTCGATACTCGCGCACGAACGTCGAGACTCGCCCGCGCGCGTCGAGACTCACCGCATACGTGCCCGCGGCGTAGACGTAACTCCGCACCAGGTCCTGATCGTCATCGAAGAGCGCCATCGGCGACACCCCGAACAGCCCGTAGTCCAGATACAGACTGTGCAGCCCGTTGTAGGCGTTGCTGCCGGCCAAGACCGCATACATGCGCTGCGTGACGATGTGCAGCCACTCCTTCACCGGCCCGAATTCCGCCAGGTCCGGGTCCGGCGTGCCCAGCTTGAACCAGGGCCTGGCCGGCGACGTGATCCCGGCGTGCAGCCCGCTCTGCAGCGTCTTCGCCGCGAACTTCGCCGTGCTGTCGACGATCGACTGGTTGGTCTTCGTGCCCTTGTTGGTGTCGCTGGTCGACCCGCGATAGCGGCGGGGGTAGATGTATTCGGCGATCTCGCGCCAGTGGCTGTCCCAGCCGCCACCGCGCCGGGCCGACACCATCGCCGCGCGCATCTTCTCGTAGCGCTGCCGCCGCTGCAGTGGGTTCTCCCCGTCATACAACCCGGCCATCAGAGCCCGCCGGGCGTGCGCCGGATGCCCTGCTGGGCCCCGAGGGCCGGCCGGGCCGTGATCGCATTGAACGGGCGCGCGCGCCGGCGCCTGTATTCACTGCGCGCCACCTGGCCGGCCGCCTGCGCGAAGGCCTCGGTATAGAGCGCGCCCGGGGGCGGGGCCGGCGGCGGACCCAGCCGGGCGAATTCCGCCTCGCTCGCCGCGGCCTCTTCGGCCCGGTGCCGCGCCTTCCGTCGATGGATCGCACTGAACGCCGGCATGGCTCAGTACCGCGGAGCGCTGCCGGTGGTGCCGCTCATGGTCCCGCCGGCCAGCGGCTGCACCTGCGGGTCGCCCTGTTGCGGCTGGTAGGGTTTCTTCGGTCGGCGCTTCAGCAGTTGTCCGGCCAGACTGGCGCCGGCCCGCGCAGCCATCCCCCACGGGCCAAACGGATTCATGCCGCCCTGGCCGCGCCCGCCGGCCACCAACTGCCCGATCCCGCCCCCGAACCCGCCACTGAATGCCGGCATCATCGCCTCCGCGCCGGGCGCCGGTGGCTCGGCAGGGGTGGCTGCACCAGCGTGTCCCCGAGCCATTTGCCGCCGTCCCAGGCGCCACGGGAATACATCGACTCTTGGCTGAACGTCGGATGCCCGTGCTGCTTGTAGGTGTCCGGGAAGTGCAGCCGCTGGTCTTGCGTGTTCATTTGCCGCACGTCCTTCCCCTTCGACGCGAATTCTTTCCAGTAGCCGCGATAGTCGTAAAACGACTCCGGGTGGTCGAGGTCCGTAATACCCTGCGCCTTGACCCAGGCCTTAAACCGCCGTTCCTCGTCCTCGGTGAGCGGCGTGCGCTCGCTGGTCGACGGGAACAACTGCTTGAAGGCCACCAGGTCAGAACCTCTTGATCAACGCCTCTTCGGCGAGCTCATACCCACTGTGGCGCAGCCACCGCCCGAACCCCGAGCGCGGAGGCGCGGTCATTTTAAGCACAGCGGCCCCTACTTGTTGTGCCCAATTTTCAGACGCCGCAATGAGTAGTGGCCCCGCGCGGGTGTCCCGGCGCGCTTCCGGCTCGACCCAGATGCCCGTTTCATCGACCCAGACCCCGCCCGTAAACGGGTTCGTGACCCGCAACAACGCCGCGAACCCGACCGCCCCGCCC